GCTTTAAAGGCTCTACCAGCGTTATGAGCTTCTAAGGTATTCAAACGGTTTTTTCTTTTTAACCTTCGCCCTTTACTTTTTGATATTCTAGCATCATCATGAGGAACTAAACGCCCAGTATCTAAATTACCGCCAAACTCTTGTTTTTCTAACTCGTTAGCGGTATCGGCTCCTTTTTTAGAGTTTATACCAGCCATAGAAACCATTGAATTAATTTTAAACCCGCTTGCTTTATCAACTACGCTATAACCTTTTAGGAAACCTTTATTTCTAGTAATAAAACGCTTTGCTCCTTGTATTGGAATCTCTTTTTTAGTTTCAAAAGCGGCATTGTTGAGCGTATTACGAACCGCACTAGGTAATGCAGACCTATGAAGTTTTTCAAGAGTTACGGTTAATTTAATTACGCTATCAGCATCTAGTTTTAACATTCTTTATCTTTTACTATTTCATTTGATCTTTTACTATTGCTTCACTTTGCATTTTATATATTCCACAAATTACCAATAAATCCACTCTTAAAATAAATCTTAGAATCCTGTGTAAACACCTGACCGTTCGTATTATTAAGAAACTTTTCAAAATTTCTAGTTTCTCCAGTAAAAGGATAACTATATAAATTTCCATTTATAAAAGTGTAAAATTTTGAATCTTTAATAAAATAATTTGTTGTTTTTTGAAAATCAGAATTAAGAGTTATATCCGAGGATTGAGTTAATGTAAAAGGTTTTAAGTCTAAAAAATAAGATCTTACTTTAAAATCATCTGAATCATTATTTCCTAAATTACTTAGGTAAATAAACTCAGAATCAGCAAATAAATAAGGAACGTGATCGGTTGATGTTTGTTGAGTTACTGTGAATTTACTATTTACCGTGTTTAAATTTGTTATACTAAAAACATATAAATCATAAACCGTTGCTGCGTCTGTTTTTGCTAAACAAATTAAAGCTCCTTTATGAATTATTGCGTCATAAATTAGTATATCATTATCCCCTTGATCTACTCTAATTATTTGCTGAACGTTAGTCGATTGAGGCCCGTTAGCTAATATAAACCCATCAGATAAATAATAACTTTCATTAGTTGAGTTATAGCTTAATACGCCGCTATAAGGTAAACTAATTGTTGTTTGATTTATTTCTTTTGAAAGATCTACTATTTTAGTAACTGAGGAATTTTTTATAACTAAAAGTACCTGAGAATTTGCCACTATGTCCGTATCTGGACTGAATACATAAGAATTACTTCCAGTACCTGTTAAATCATAGGTTTCGGAGGCTAATAATAATTCGGAAATTTGACCAATAAATACATAATTGTTAGGCAAATTATCCAAATCAACATTTATAGAAATATCAGTATTTGAAACGGTTAAAATCTGCATAACGTCATTCAACTCATTTACAAAAACTTTTAACGCTTGTAATAATTGATATTGCGTATTTTCGTTGTCTTCCGTTTCTGTAAATTCAACGCCAGCATCTCTTATAATTTTGTAGATATTAGTTAAAATATCGCCGTAGATTTCTCTAACAACTGGCGTTCCTGATTGCGTTGCGGTTTCATTTCTTATTTGACCATCTGGAAAAAGCGCATTATCTCCGTCTTGTACAATCGGTAAATCTCTTATTGTTCTCATTTTATAATTGTATTACGTCAACGTGAATTTGTATGTTTTGTATAGGATCTGTAGTTTCTTCAATGTATATTTTAGCCTTTGAAGTGCTAATTCCTTGATTTGTGCTAACCTTTTTAAAAGGTATTGGCAGATAATCATTATCAAAGCTAAAATTTCCTAAGCTTTCAACGCTTAAATCTAATCTAAAGTTAGCGTTATCCATTTCATTATCAAATGTTATCTCAACTACAGTAGCTCCGCTTGGAGCACTTATGCATTTAGCTTGTTTTATTTGACCGTTTGAAACAAAAATAGTACCTACTGATATTCCGCCAATATCTCCCAAAACAAAACGCCCTCTATTTCTTAAAGCTGGCGTTCCAATTCCATTAATTATATCCCAAAATTCAGAAGATAATAAACCGTTTCGGCTAGTACTAGCTAAATAATCATCACTATCATCGCCAATTACTCTTTTAGTAAATGTAGTTTTATTTCTTAGTGGCGTTGTCGCTACCGTGTTAAGTGTTCCTGCGTTCTCTTGTGCTTGTGTGGCCGCTTTTAGATAAAAAAGCTCATCTATTACAGTTCCAAGATTAAACGCGTCCACTTCCCTTATAATTAGCACCGTAGCGGGCAAATTAATAACCCGAACATATTCGTCTTGCTTAAAATTACCTAAGTAGGTAACTGTTTTATTATCCGAGTTGTCTAAAGTACCTTTAATAAAAGTTTCACTTCCCTTATCAAATGTAGCTTTTGCTCTAATAATTTCGTTATCAGCCACCGTGCTTAGTCGAATTGGTAAAGTTAAAACACTTCCGTCCTTGCTTAAATTATAGCTTAAGTCGTTTTTAGTTGCTAAATTCCTTAGAGATTCAATATATTGATATCCATTTTCTTCATTCTCTGGTAAGCCAGTAAAGCCTAAACCAGCCAAATTCATAAGTTTTGCAAAGAATTGATGAATATCCCCGTAAACTCTTTCATTTACTGGTGTACCATCTCCCGATCCTGTGTTATCTTTTATCCTACCATTTAGATAATCGGAAGGATTTGAAAGATCTATATTTTGTAAGGTTGCTTTATCTCTAGCCATTTTTTTTTATTTATGTTTTTACATTTGTATTTGTAAAGTTAATAAAAATATAAGCAGCCAAATGAGCTGGTTTTAATTTTAAAACTAATTCTCTAAATTCTTGCCTTCTATTTTCTTCAATAATTGCGTTTTCTCCTAAGTTTTCTCCACAAATAAAAAAGCTCGCCCATAAGTTAGCACCAACGCCATAGGATTCATCAGCATCTATTTTATTCGCTATTACTTGAAAAGTTACCCCTCCATGAAAAGTGCCGTCCCCATGTTGCGTGTCGTCTGCGTGTTGGGTTGTGTCTACCACCGTTCCGCCAACTTCCGAAGGTGTTTTATAAGGTGGAGTATTTTCAAAAACTCTAACATTAAATCCTGATAACCTTAATTGATCCTCAATAAAACCTCTCGATTGTCTTGGTTTTATATTATTTGGATGTCCTATTTTTCTTCTTAATCCAGCTTTTCGAGTTTCTAAATTAGTTTCGGACCTATTACTTAATCCATATTTATATTCAAGAAATGAAGCGTCATCTTTTGTAAATTTTTCATTGTCTGGAATACTAGAATTAATTAGGTTGGTGTATTCATTTACAAATCGAACAAAACTAGTATTAATTGCTTGGTGTAATAAATCAAAGGCTCCTCCTTTTGGTCCATAAAAGGCTCTACCCGTTGGATATAATTGGCTAACCAAATTAGATAGTTCTAAATCAATTATATCATCCTCAGTTTGCAAAGAACTTGCTGGATATTTGTGAGATGTACTTAATCCATAGCTAGAATTAACACCATGCTGCGTCTTTTCATCTATCATAAGTAATTTACATTTATGAGGTTTGGTATTTTTTCCCTTGCGAAAATTTCACTTGTTTGAGAAATACCACCAACCAGCATATTAAAATCATTGAAAAAGTTATCAGAGCTTAAAACATCGGTAACAACGCCCTGTAATTTTGCACTGAATAAAATATCATTCTTATTTCTAATAAGATCAGCACCATCTACAAATGGTCTAATATTTCGCAAAAAAGCTATTACATTAAGCTCTATTGATTCCCTTATCGCTGTGCTACTATCGTTTAAACCAATAATATTAATTTCAACATTTATGGGATCAACTGGCAAAACTTCTAAATTAGCCTGTATTGGTCTCCTTGCTCTCTCTTGCAAAGGTCTTGTTTCATCTGGATCAAAATTATTAACCTCTTCAACTTCGTCTAAAATAGTTTGATTTGGAACGCCACCATTTCCAGAGGATTCTACAAATATTTGAACGGTTCCACTATCGCTATCCTTTAGATATGGATATACAAAACGAACGCCAGCAGCATCGGAGGACCATAGACGATAGTCGGCTTTTGATCCTCCCTGTGGCTCCAATTGAATAGCGTTAAGAATAGCATTCCTAAACTCTTGTGTAGTTTCCGAAGCAACTGGATCAGTAAAAGAAACAAAGCTGTTTTTGTTTATCGTTACTGTTTTGTCGACGCCAATAACGGGTTCGGTAATCGTTAGGCTATTATTATTGTCTTGAGAATAAGTTAATCCTCCACCAATGGATCTAATGGTAATTAAATCATTCGTACCGGTTAACGTGTATTCATTTTCTAATATATAAAGTTTTCCAGCGTTTGCGGAATCTTCATTTGATTTAAAAGTTAATCCAGACCGCAAAACGCTGTTTTCTACACCTGTTACATCAACTCTATAAATTGCCGAAGTGGCTGGCCTTATATCTCTATTAAGATAAATACGACCTAATCTATCAAGAGATCCGCCGTTCTCAAAAGTGTCGGCTGTATCTGGGTATAAGTTTCTTTGAGCATCTTCTAGTCCCAAATAAGCTAGTTTAAATTGAGCGGCTAAAACACCAGATAAAGCGTC